CGATCCTCATTGATCCCCACTGCTTTAGTGACCTCAATTATATACTCCCAGAGCCACGGTCGTTCTTCAGACGTCTTTGGTGACATCTGAAGAGCGACGCGCGCTCTCTCGAGCCGCATCATGGGTGTGATGGGTCGTCCTCGAACATAATCATAATGAATGATTTTCTCAAGCAACTCTGCATCAGTACGTTCCGGGTACGCTCCTTTGAACGTGTACCCTAAGAACGTGGGGGCTCCATCTACCTCGTAGCGACTATTCCGATAAGTCACTTTAGGTATGTCGTTCTTCACAACTAGGCCGAACAACCTTCCTGCCAGTAAGTACGCTCGTAACATCCCCATCTCCATCGACGAGGGGCCTGACATTACTGAGTCGTCCCCCGCGATACACAGACGGGGATGACCAGCGCATCCTTCTCCCCTACCCGCGGGGAACACCGCCGATAGCAATGCCCTATGCACCAACCAGTTGCACAGCGATCCTACTAAGGACGTGAAAGGACTGCCAGATGGGATCCCGCGTCTCTTGCGATACACGAAACCACCAGGCGTTACAATGAGCGAGTTTACGAAGTGGTTGTATAAATAGTCGAAGATTCTTCTGATCTCAGAGAGATCTTTTCCTCGACCTACGTAACAACACTCCATCAGCGCAAAGGCTTGTCTAATCAAAACCTCCGGCACCGTACTATCGTACCTACTCCAATCGTTCTCGACCGTGACGTCGTTGTCGATGTCATCGAGGAACCGGAAGAAGCCACACTTAGTCCAGCTACTTCCCATGTATATAGGTGATGTTTTACACCTAATAAACATATCCAATATAGGCCTGGCGACCATGGAACCTATGATCGTTGGGATCAAATCGTCGATCATCACCAGCCTAGATTGCGGGTTTCCTCCACACGCAACAACCTTGTCACGGCCTCCTAACTCAAACAGAGAGCATCCTAATTCTCCATGCTTCACGATACGGTCATAAACCGCCTCCACCATATCGATAGACATGACTTGGGCCTTCCCTTTTGCCGCGTGGTAGTCGCGACGGCCCCAAAATCCGGAATAAGCCTCTGGATTCAAACCCACAGTACGAAGAGCTTCCCGTCCGCGCCACTTCACGCGCGACAACGGCAGCTCATCAATGTACTCCATGGCTTTGTCCAATAAGGAATATGCTACGCACGGTACTGGACGAATCTCACCGTACTCACATAACCTCAACTTATTATACTCCCAACCCCCTGGAACACGCTCCTTACCCATAGCGTCAACCAGCTCCCAACGAGGCGCGCCACACGCCTCCAATAACCTTGCTGCTTCATAGTCGGGCTGATTTCCTGGCACTGGTCTTGTCCCTACACACAATATATATCTCCCTACATATTCAAGACCCCCTTTCAGGGTGTCTCTAATGTATTTGTCGAGTGTGCGAAGTCCCGTCTTCCCGGACCTCCAGTTCAGTAATACAGCTCTGTTCTTTACGTTCTCAATACTGCGTGGCGTACCATCAGCATTGATAAACGGCCTCAGAAAAGAATGGATGTG